AAGGAAGGGTTTTTAAAAACAATCGGCGACCAATACAACCTTATTGACCCGACCGAATTTCCTGTGGCTGAACAAATGCTAATGTTTTACGGTAAACAGTTCAACGACGAAGTACAAAAGAATTTGAGCAAAAGCGGTTCAATTGCTTCAGGTAAGATTGGGGATTTGGTTGTACCAAAGGTCAACAAGTTTGGCAACAATTATGAAATGTGGTTGGGATATGACAAAGACAATCCTGCTTCAGTTTATTATAAGTTTATAAACAAGGGCGTTCGTGGTGTTGGCGGTGAAAATGCAAGACCTAAAAAGGTTGCTTCAGATTCCCCGTATCAATATAAAACACCTTACCCAAATAAGAAAATGGCAACGTCAATTTTGCAATGGTACAGATTAGGCAAAGCAAAAACGACAAATGAAACACAGACAAAGAAGTTAAGCAAGACACAAAGGAAAAGTAAAAAGCTTAAAAATGCAGTAAATAAAGCACCTTCATTAAAAACATTGGCATACGCTACGGCTGCGGCAATTAAAAGGGACGGTTTACGTACAACTTCGTATTTTGACAAAGCAATTAAAACGGTATTTAATAAAGAATTCTTTGAAACAATGGCAGTTGCCTTTGGCGGTGACGTTCAGCTTCAAATTAGACAAATAGGAAATAAAATAGAATCAAGCAATGGCAATAACAGTAAATAGTCAACCGGCTACATATCCAAGTATGCACGAAGACCTTTGGTTTGTAGCTTCTTCAACAAATGTTGGGGTGACAAACTTTAAATTTGTGTACGACGTATATATTGACGGCGCACAGGTAAGCAGAAACAAAGTATTCCCTGCACCAAGTGGCGAAGGTAGTTACGGCGTATTTAACGCGTCACCAATGGTGCGCGCATACGTAACCAATTACTTTGAACCTTCAGGTACAACGGTTTTAATGGCTTCAAATGACAAAATAAAAGTTGACTATCAAGTGCGCATAGGCGAAGAAGTAAGCGGTGCAGTTGTTGCAAACTTGGCTTCAGGTTCTTATTCAGCATACAACTATTATGCGCCATTATTCGGGGATATATTCACAGAAAATGGCGAAGTACCTTTGGTATTGTCAAGCTATTATGACAATTTATTGATTGAAAATTACACGGACGATTGGTTAAGTGACCGCGACAATGGGGATATACCTATTGAATACGGCGACCAATTTTTTATTACATTCTTAAAGATTACAGGCGGGACATATAAACTTTGGGTTCAGCCGACAAATGAAGACGGAACTTTTGGAACTGCGGTAAGCGGCGGAATTACAATGACCGGACAATTTAACTTATTTAATTTCCAAGCTGCGGCAATCAATGCTTGGGCGGGTTCAACAATAATCACAGAAAACACATACGGATACAATGTTTATATTACGCTTGGCGCAGCCGTTACAAGGGTTTTACGATTCAGGCAAGTATGTAACCCAAAGTACAGACAGTATAACCTTCATTTTCTCAATAGACTTGGTGGATATGATACAATGGCATTCAGATTGGTTAACAAAAGAAGAAGCCAATTTGAACGGTCTTCATACCGACGCAATCCTTATCAATTATCAGGTAGTCAAATGACAAATATTGATACGTACAACAAATACAATGAAACTACGTACAACTTCGCAATTCAGCATACTGACTTTTATATGTTGACTTCAGATTGGGTTAATGACCAAGATTATGCTTGGCTTGCTCAATTAGTTGCGTCACCAATTATTTATATGGAAGTACAGGGCGCATTTTTCCCTGTAACAATTAACAACACAAACTATCAATACAAATACAAGGTTGCTGACCAATTATTTAATTTTGATTTAGAAGTTGAAGTTGGTAAATATTTAAACAGTCAATACAGATAATGATTAGAACCGAAATTTATATTGAAAATCAATTGATTGATTTGTTGCAAGATATTGGGACAAACTTTACATATTCTATTGACGACGTAAACGACTTCGGTAGTCGTAATACTTCTTTTAGCCGTACAATTGCAATTCCTGCAACGTCAAGAAACAATAAAATATTAGGGTTTGCTTTTGATTTAGGAACTTCAACAGAATATAATGCGGAATTGCCTAACGTAAATGCAAACTTTACACCTGCGCAATCTGCTAAATGCGAAGTATTTATTGATAAAATACAGATATTTAAAGGCGTTATTCGCATACTTGAAATAGTATCAAATAATGGCACAACAGAATATCAATGCGCCGTATTTGGTGAATTAGGCGGCTTTATTACGGAGTTAGGAAATAAGCGTTTGGAAGACTTGGATTTTAGCGAATACAACCATACTTGGAATGTGACAAGTATAACAAACAGTTGGAACACAATTAACGGTTCAGGTTATTATTATCCATTGATTGATTACGGCGACGTTTCAAATAATAAAGACGATTTCAGCGTTTATACGTTCCGACCGGCTTTGTATGTAAAAGAATATATTGAAAAAATATTTGAAGGCACAACTTATACTTTGAATTGCGACTTTTTCAATACAGACTTTTTTAAGAAACTTATTATCCCAAACAATAGTCAGGGAATTCAGGGTACAAACGACCAATTCATACTTGCAACTATTGCAGCAACTAAAACAATTTTAAACAGTAACACACCAACCGCAAGAAACATTGATTTACCTTTTGATAATACGACTTTACTTAATTTTACGGAAAATGGAAGCAAGAGTGTATTTACTTATACTGACGGTACAAAGACTGTGCGCGCAGTGGCTTCAATAAATGGAGTATATCAAACAGACGCCGCTTCTTCAATAACCGCTACTTTATACGTTGCAGGTGTTGCAGTTCAGACTTTAACGCAACCAACTTTTTCAGCAAATAACCCTTATTCATTCAGTTTTGATTGGACAGGAAATATTGATAATACAAATACAGTTTATATAAATATAAGCGTTCCCGTTACTGCAAATACTTATATTGTAACAATAACAAGCGCAAATTTTAATTTTAGTCAATTAGCTGCGCAATTAGCAACTGTTGCTTATAATGGTACTGTTTCAATAAATAACAATTTACCAAAAGGAATATTCCAAAAGGATTTCTTTTTAAGTATTGTTAAAATGTTTAATATGTACGTTTATCAAGATAACATAAACGACAAACAAATAAATATTGCACCGTATATTGATTTTTATTCTGATTCCGTGACTAATTCTTTGGATTGGTCACAGAAAATTGATATGGCTTCAACATTATCAATTAAACCAATGTCACAATTGAATGCGCGTTATTATTCCTATAAATATACGCCCGATTCGGATTACTACAACGACAACTATTTGAAAAAGTACGGTCAATCATACGGCGACTTTATTTATGATTCCGAATTTGACTTTGTAAAAGATACGGCTTCAACACAAATTATATTTGCGCCTTCTGTATTATTTCAACCACAGAATCACGCACACGTTGATAAATATTATACAACAATTTTTAAATTGTCAAATAATAATTCGCAGGAAGATTCAATGGATTCTGTTATTCGTATTTTAATGGCTAAAAAATTGACTATTGACCACACTTGGCATATAAAGTCAGGGGAAACGGGCGGCGGTTCAAATTTAGCTAATTTAAACGTTTACGGATATGCGGGACATATAGACGACCCAACCAACCCGACTGTTGACTTAAATTTTGGCGCACCAAAGGAATTACAATTTCCTGCGTCAACTTACCCAACAAATAATCTTTTTAATACATATCATTTGCCGTACATTTTAGAAATTACGGATATGGAATCAAAACTTTTGACGTGTCGTGCTTACTTAAATACGCTTGACATATATAATTTAGATTTCAGCAAATACATTTGGATAAATGGCGTATTGTTTAGACTTAATAAAGTTGAATCTTACGACCCTTTGGCATATAGAACAACACAAATTAGTTTACTTAAAGTAATAAAAACGAATTAATGGCAACAGAAGAAGTAATTGGTTTTAAGGTAACTTCAGATACCGCAAAGGCAACAGAAGACGTACAAAAATTAGACAAAGCATTTACCGAAACTGACAATTCGGTTAAAAGTTTAAGAACCCAAATGAAGGAAGCGCAGGCACAGGTTGGCTTAATGGCTGACAAGTTTGGTGCAACTTCAAAAGAAGCAGTTAACGCAGCCAAAAAAGCCGCTGAATTAAAAGACCGTATTGGTGACGCAAAAGCATTAACAGACGCGTTTAACCCTGACGCAAAGTTTAAAGCGGTTGCTTCTTCTTTGGCAGGTGTTGCCGGCGGATTTAGTGCGCTTCAGGGTGCAATGGCATTATTTGGAAATGAGAATAAAGACGTTGAAAAAGCTTTATTAAAGGTAAATGCTGCAATGGCATTGTCGCAAGGTTTACAGGCAGTCGGTGAAAGCGTGGATTCATTTAGACAATTAGGCGCAGTAATTAAAAGTACAACAGTATTTCAAGAATTAAATACTGCGGCAACAAAAACGGCTGCATTTGTACAAAAGGCATTTGGCATAGCGACAGTTGAAACAAGTCAAGGGTTTAAAGTTTTAAAAGGTGCAATTATTGCCACAGGAATTGGTGCTTTGGTTGTCGCTTTGGGTTTGGTAATAAATAACTTTGATGCAATTTCAGATTGGATAAAGAAAAGCCCTTTGGGCGGTTTTGCAAAAGGTGTAGGTGATTTAGTAACGCAATTTACAGACTTTGTTGGAATTACAAGCGAAGCAGAACGTAATTTAATAAAACTATCTGCGGCAAATGCAAGAGCAAATGAAGATATTGAAAACCGTATTAAAATATTAAAGGCGCAAGGCGGTTCTGAAAAGGAAATATACGAACTAAGTAAAAAAAGAGTTGAAAATGAATTAAATGATATAAGAAACGCAAACAAGCTTAAAAAAGAATTTTCAGACGAAGACCAAAAAAAGATGCGCGATTTAAAAACCGAGCAATTAGTTTTAACGGCTGAATATAATAAAAAGACGGCTGACGCAAATGCAAAAGCAGGTGAAGAAGCTAAAAAGAAACGTGACGAAGCAAATAAGCAAGCCATTGAAGATAAAAAGACGGCTGATAAAATGCTTATTGATTTACAGAACGAAAAGGCATTGGCTGAAATTACTTCTGAAGACGACAAAGCAAAGAAGCAAGCTGAAATAAATTACAATGCACGTATTGCTGAAATTGACGCTTTAAAAGTTGACATAAAAACAAAGAACGAACTTAAAAAAATAACTGAACAAGCTTACCAATTAGAAGTAAAAGAAATTGACGACAAGGTAAAAGAAAAGCGCGCTGAAAATGATAAAAAGTTTGAAGAAGAATTGCAAACGACATTATCAGAAGCACGTATTGCTAAATTCAAAGAAGGTAAGGAAAAAGAAGTTGCTGCATTAGAAGAAGCTTTGATTGCTGACACAAAAAAGATTTTAGAAAATGCAGATTATACAGAAATTCAGAAAAAAGTTCTTATTGCTGCATTAAAAGAAAAACACGGTGCAGAACTTGGCGAAATAGATGCTAAATATGAAAAGGAAGCTGACGACAAAGAAAAAGAACGTTTAAATTCTGTTATAAACAATGAAAATTTATCTTTTAAAGCAAGAAAACAAGGGGTTGACGAAGCGTTAGCATTAAATAAAAAATTATTTGCAGAAGGTAAAATTGACAGTATTGAATATACTAAAACTGAAAAAGAATTATCTGATACAAGAATTGAAATTGGTAAAAAAGAAGCTTCTATGCGTGCAGAAAATGCACAAAAAATTAGTTCTACATTAAAGAACGCTGCAAAGGCTATTGGTGAACATACAGTTGCCGGTAAGGCTGCGGCAATTGCTGCGGTGACTATTGATACTTATATGTCAGCAACGGCGGCATTTAAGTCGTTAGCGGGAATTCCTGTTGTCGGTCCGGTTTTAGGTGCGGTTGCTGCGGCTGCGGCAATCGTTGCAGGTTTAAAGAATGTAAAAGCAATCTTAGCCGTTAAAACGCCAAACGTACCTGCGGGAAGTTCTGAACCGGGATTTGTTGACATACCAAGTCCGGGCGCACCTTCAACCGGTGGCGCAATGCCAAGTCTTGGCGGTGGTGGCGGTGCTGCACCAAGTTTAGGTGGTGGCGGTGGTGGTGGCGGAAATGGTGGCGGTGGTGGCAATAATGCAATTCGTGCATACGTTGTTGAAAGCGATATTTCAGGTTCACAAAGACGAGTTCAGCAAATTGAGAACCAAGCAAGATTTGAATAAACGATAAATTAAATAAAATAAACTATTTATGGGTATGAATACAGATTTACCAATTTATATGTTGGACATAACAGACGACATTGAAGACGATTCACAGGTTGACTTCATTGCATTGGTTGACCGTCCGGCAATACAAAAGAATTGGAATGCATTTAATAAAACACAGAAATTTGAAATTGTTAATGAAGACCGTCGCATTATTTCGGGCGCTATTATGTTGGCTGACACGCCAATTTTTCGTTCTGACGTTACTTATGGCGACTACTATGTGGCTTTTAGTCGTGATACTATTCTTAAAATTGTACAAAAGTTTTTCAAAAAAGGATTCCAAAGCAATGTGAACTTAATGCACGATTCAAGCGCACAGTTTGAAAACGTCACATTATTTGAAAGCTTTATTTCTGACCCTTCACGTGGCATTATGCCAATGAAAGGATTTGAAGATGCGCCTGTTGGTTCTTGGTTTGGTTCAATGATAGTTGACAACGAAGAAGCTTGGCAAAAAGTAAAGAATGGCGAAATAATGGGTTTCAGCGTTGAAGGGTTATTTAATTACAAACCAAAGGAAGTAAACAAGGTTTCTTCAATGGTTGACGAAATTAAAAAAATATTGTCACAGGTTAAGTGATAAACATTTTATTTTTTAACTATATAATAAAAAAAGTATGAACGCACAGGAAGCGATTTTAAAAATCAAAGCTTTGTTTGAAGAAAACACGGCTGCACCTGTTGAAGAAATGAAGGCTGAACCAATTGTTGAAGAAACAAAGGTTGAAATGTCTGAATATTCTTTAATGGACGGCACTAAGGTTGAAATTTCATCTTTGGAAATTGGCGGTTCTGTTACAATGCCTGACGGTACACCTGCACCCGCAGGCGAACACCAATTGGTTGACGGAACTGTAATGCAATTAGATGAAAACGGTATTATCATTGAACTTTCTTCAAAAGAAGAAGACGTTACAAGCGAAGAAGAAGCTGCACCTGCACCTGAAGATATGGGTAAGGAAGCAGACAAAAAAATGCAAGAAATGACCGAAGCATTTGAAGCGCAAATTGCTGAAATAAAAGCAGCAAAAGAAGTTTCAGACGCAAAGGTTTTGGATTTGGAAAATAAGGTTAAGCAAGGATTTGCACAGGTAGCTGAATTAATTGAAGCACTTTCAAGTACACCAAGCGCAGACCCAATTTCAAAGCCGAATTCTTTTAATTCATTTATAAAAACAAATGATATTAAAGAACAAAGATTGGAAAAATATAGAAACGCAATTTTAAACACTAAAAATTAATAACAATGGCATTTGATGTATCAGCATTAGCCGCATATACTGAACAAAACGCAGCACAATTAGTGACGTCTTCAGTATTGGGCGCAAAGACTGCAAACTTGATTAAGAGTGCAGGAAATGTTATGGTTGGCGTAAAAAGCGCTGAAACTATTAACATTATGGACACAGACGCAATATTTCAAGCAGGCGGAAGCTGCGGATTTACTGCTTCAGGTTCAACAACTTTCACACAAAGAACTGTGACTGTTGGAAAAATTAAAGTAAACGAAGCACTTTGTCCAAAAGACTTAGAAGCTAAGTATTTACAAAAAGCATTGCCTACGGGTTCAATGTACGATTCAGTACCTTTTGAGCAAGAATTTG